GCGCATCTACGATAGGTACAGGCAATGTGGTGACGGCGATCAGCAAAACGGGTGGTAATATCGTTGTCACCAAAGGCATAACCCTGTACGATTGGGTGCAGCAGCCGAACAAGCCTACCTATTCGCTGGCCGAGATAAACAACGTGAGCGGTACATATACGGGGCTGACAGTCGGACGTGCGGTCGAATCGGACAATGCGAAAAAGTTGAACGGACTTGACAACGGGGCTTTCCTGTATAAGAGGGGCGGCATGTATGAGACAGCCACCGGAAACGGGTGGTTGATTCGCACGAAAGTCGAAGAGGCCGAGGCGGCTATGTTGACGTTGCATCTGATCGGAAATGGATATTATAGCCGACGAATTATCAATACGATCGTACAGGCGTATAATTATGCCCCGAACGATGTCGAGTTTACGGCTACGGCCGGTACGCATTTCGGTGACGATTTGGGTGACGTGAAGGTGTTCTTGTACGGGGGACACGTGTGCTTTTGGGTTTCGGCCAAGACCGATTACCAGACCTGCTCCATATTCGTCTATAACACATACGGGGCTTTGAACGGGACTTGCGAGAACTGTGTGGATAGTATATCGTTGTCTCCCATGCCGGCAGTCGGCGTGAGCAAGCTGACCGTGGTGACCCCGTCTGTCGCCTTGACGGATAACGATTCCATCGCCGCCGACAGGCTTAAAAATATCCGGACGATTTGGGGAAATCCGTTTGACGGATCGAACGATGTGTCCGGAAGTCTGTCGGGAGTCCGGGATATAACGATGGAGGGAGACATCGATGGAGCGAATGTAATCAGGGCTAAGGGTATAAACCTTTCGACCGGGAGTAAGTCTGTCTCCATCTCCGACGGAAGGATTGTGGCGACGAATAACATAAGGTCAAAGGAGAGTGTCACATCGGACGGTAACATCACGGCCGGAGGGGATATATCGTCGCAAGGCAATATCTCGGCACAAGGCTCGGTCACCGCTCTAACGACTTCGGACATGCGTTTGAAGCGAGATTTCGACTATACCATCAGCTATACCGACAGACTCTTGGCGATGGGCAGGGTATGCGATTTCCGATACACCGAAAAAGCACGGAAGCGTAACAAGGGCGGCGTGGACGGGGAAGCCCATACGGGGCTGCTGTACCAAAAGGTGAAAGAGGTATTGCCATCGATGGCATACGAGACGGAGGACGGCTATGGAGCTTTGAACTACCTGTCGCCCGACTATATCAATACCATAGCCGGGGCAACGCAGGAGACCGCCCGTCTGGTTAAAGCCCTTACGGAAGATATAGAACGATTGAAAAAAGAATTGTCCGAATTAAAAGGGAAAGGAGGAAAGTGAGCGTATGGCCATCGATAAAAACAAGATCGTAGCCCCGGTAGCGATAACCGACCCGTATAATCTGCTGGGAATATACCCGGCAAACGGGGTATGGGACGTGGCCGACATTGTTGCCCTCGAACGTCCCCTGTTGCAGGGTGGCCGTCCGGGACGTATCAACAAATGGAGCCGTCATAAACCCGTGCGCTATCCGCAGGCTGCGCAGCTATCCGACAACTATCCCCAACAGGCCGGCGGGGTCACGACATATATCGACCAGTGGGAAGGGAGCGACACCGACAAAAATCAGGGCATACGCTATGGCTTGAAAGCCACGATACCGCACGGAACGAATATCGTCGCTATCCATGACACCTCCTTCGACTATGTGGCCTATCCCCACCCGGGTACGGATTTTTGTCGCCTGAGCGATTTCGACGGCTACGACCACAATGCGGAACCTAATCTTACCGGAAGTAAAATTGACGAAATCAGTGCGGACGTGCCGTATCTTTTTGTCGATATTAACTATTACGATACTTCGGTGAATCCTACCGGCGTACCCGTCGAATCGTGGCTGTCGCTGGCCTCCGACAAGAGTGTCGGCGATTATTACCCGGCTATTTTGGTAACCGATGGAAATGGAAGCAGTTTTGCCCGATTGCTGACAAATACCTCGACAAACACCGTAACCACCTTGCGGGTGGGCAATGTGTGGTACTCTGCTTTCAAGGTCAAGTTTTTCAGTGACGGCACTACTCCGCCGATACTTCCTGTCGGACAGAGCGACACATTTCCGGGGGAGGATTCGGTAGGGGCGAATTTGAAGGTGACATTGTTCCTTATCGATAAGAAGTCGTTCGAATACTGGACAGGGGTCGACAAACAGATTACCGTGGCGGATTATTTCCCCATACCCACATCGATAGCCATGACAGCCGAGATAAACAGCACATATACCCCGATTAAAATCGTGGATTTCACTTTCCTTTCGAGTTACTTTCAGGTGCGTATCAGTTTTCCGAACGGAAATCCTCCGGTGGGTGAGAAATACACCTTCCGCATTTCGGGATCCGGATTCCTCGCAATCTATGATTACGAATACAAGGGAACTGGGATTCTCATTTTGAATATCCCTTTGGGGACGACACATCCGGACCTTCCACCGGGAACCCATACCTATTACTTGTTCCGTGTATGGGGTCTCCTCGTCGGGAGAGGCCGGCGTCCAACTCGACTCCCTGTCCAAAAACGTGACATTTGACATTCCCGACAGCGGGATTATCAGTTAACCATAAATACAAAACATTATGATTGAGTTAGTAAAAATCAGCGAGAACATCAGCCGTCAATTCGACGGACAGGAAACAGTAGATAACCTTCAAGCAGTCAATTACCGAATTGTGGAGAATGGAGTGGAAAAAGGCCATGTCACTGTCGGGCAAGGCAGTTTTAACATGAATGTCTATTCCATGACCTCCACGGTCGAGGAAACGAAAGCTCTGGTGGAAAAAATGTTCAACGCATTATCCGATGGCAGCTCTGAGTGAAAAAGATCCCATAGTGAAGTACTCGTGGGAGGATATTAAGTTTACCATTGGCTTTGAGGACAAGAACGGGAGCCCGCTCGATTCCGAGACGAAGAAATTCCGGTTCATCTACCGGGACGAAGCTGGCTGTTGTTGCGAAGTGAGCTACGACGGAAAGACACGTAAAAACTGTGTGTACCGTGACGGCGTGCTGTACGGCATATTCAATTCCGGGACTTTCCGCTATGGCTTGCTCACGGTCGAGAGGCATTATTGGATAGAGGATGCTGATTTCGAAGACGGCAAATGGAACTATGGAGGAGTTGACAAAACTAATATAATCATCAAGTAGTATGGCAGATAGTGATTGTATAATCGTTCATGAGCAGGTGGTAGTGCCGGAGCCCGTCGTAGTGGGGGAAACAGTTGCCTTGCCCGGTGAAAAAGGAGATAAGGGAGACCCTTTTACCTACGACGATTTTACGCCGGAGCAAATCGCCGAGCTTCAACGTCCTGCGACAGAGGCGGCGGCAGTTGCCAATCAAGCGGCTGAAAAGGCGAGCAAGGCGGCCACGGATATAAAGGTTCTCGGTGTCACGTTGACAGTAGAAGAAGAAAAACGGGAATCTGCTGAAAGCAGCCGTGCCTCGGCAGAGAGTGAGAGAGCCGAAGCGGAAGTTCAAAGAGAGACGAGTTTTTCCCAAATGCAGACAACGCTCGAAGGGCTTATTACGGATACCCGCACAGCCACATCGAACGCTACCACAGCGGCGGGAAATGCGGAGAATGCCGCAACGGAAGCGAACAACTCGGCAACCCTCGCCAATGCGGCAGCCGAGAAAGCGAACCAAGCGGCGGATAGCATAGACAATAAAATCTCCGGGAAACAAGACAGATTGATTAGTGGAGAAAACATCGAAATAAAAGACAATGTTATTTCTGCGCAGGGGATAAACGGGAAATTATTCGAAGATACGAGCAAGACCTACCAGCTGTATTATTTTAAAGACGGCTTGTTCTTCTATTGCAACAAGGACAACAGGCTTGCCTGTTGGAATGAACAGACAGGAGAAGATACCGTTTATGATGAAATCCCGTTAAATATACATTCATATCACTATACTAGAAACTCTTGTTTCGTTTATAAAGACGGTAAAATCATTGTACCTAACAGTAGTGCCATCACCTGCTGGGATTTAGATACACGAACTAAGATATGGACTTTATCAGAACCGTACTATAATTGCAACTTCGTCGAATATAAGGATTTCGTATATTTTTACAAAAACGATGGCGTTCTACGACTGATAGATTTTGAAACCGGTCTCACTGAAAAAGAATTCGATCTGAAAGAATTGTCCGGATCCTCCATTCCAGATATTCAGAATTTCGGGCAATGCGAATACAACGGATTCAATTATTTCCTGTCGTACAGTAATTTGTTTAAAATCGACAGTTCCAACGGCGATATTTCATTTGTCGGGAAAATAGAAGGTTCAGGATATAACATTATCGTCTATTTCAACAGTGCGGCTTATGTTATCGGCCATCAAAAGATTTGTACGATAGAGATGTCAAACATAGAGAACGGAACTCTTGCCAAGAAAAACGAAGCGGGATATACCATGAATACTTATGTCAATGTTTCCCCAAACGATTCATTGATGGGCAATGCGATTTATGGTTATAGATATAAACTCACTTTCAACAGCTTGTACTACAACATTTATGTATATGCAGATATAAATATGGACGAGTATGTCGGGAGAATTATAAAAGGAGATTCCGGGTATATTCAGATTCCTAACCCGAATTTGGGAAGTGGAAAACTTTTGTATCCGAGGTATAAAAAATTCAATTGATATGATACAAGTTAAAATATGCGACGAAAGAGTCACTAATATTTATTATGGCGAAACCCTGATAGAAGGATTCATACGAATAGATTCTATCCCATCGCCCGAGGAGATATCCGGAAAAATACCCGTGATGTATTACCGGAACGGGGCGATAGTCTATGAATATGTGGACGCACCGGAAGCGACGGATAACGGCACGGAAACATCTCCCGTACCAATGGACTACGGAGAAATGGTGAACGGATTGATCCGTCGGAAATATACCTTGTCGGAGGAGCTGGCGATACTTCGGCAAAGGGACACGAAAGCAAAGGAGTTCGAGGCTTATAACGCCTATGCGGAATCCTGCAAAGAGGAAGCCAGAGAACTGGAACGAGTGTTTAACGAACAACGAGCAAATTGATATGGTAGGAATAAATGAGGCTACGGAGGTAGCCAGAGGGATAAGCGAACAGGGGTTCTTGGTGATGACCGCAGCATTCTTCTTGGTGTTGTCGGCCATGATGATGGTGGCCTGCTTCAAGTGGTTCAAGTCGATTATCACCAAGAGCATGGAGGACTACGGCGAGTCCTTGAAAGAGCTTATCGAAAAGACGAACGACCAGAATACCATGTTGTCCGACATATCGGAAGGCCTGCGCTCGGAAACACAACTTCGGATAAAGAACATGACGAGTGAATTTTTCAACCTTTCCGCCAGACGGGTTTTGGAAATCATCGAGCAAGTGAGGGAGGAAAACCATATATCCGACAGGAAGAGGACGCATGAGAAAATTATCGGAAAGCTCACGAACCAGTTCGAGGACAGGAACAGCCGTCTCGATTACTTTACCTATCAGGGAAAGAGGCTGTCTCGTTATGCCAATCCCGAATGGATAGACTGGGTGGCGAAGGTCGTCGAGGACGAGATATATGCCCAAACGGTGAACGATGAAAGATCTAAAACCAATGTATTTTCTGTCTATGACCGTATCAAGCTGGATTTTTATCACCGATTAAATAACGAATAATATGAAGAAACTATTGGAAAGATTCAAAGGGTTGTTATTGTCTGTACCCCACGACAAGCTGCTGCATTTTATCGCAGGAGGTGTCATCGCCTCTTTCTTCGCCATCGTGATAGGTGCGACGGCGGAATATTGTGTGCTGTTCTCTGCCATAGCCGGCTGTATCAAGGAGGCTGTCGACGAGTGGAGGAAGCCGGGGGCTTGGTCGTATGCCGACTTGCTGGCAACCATACTGGGAGGGCTGGTGATTCAAATCGAGGTCTGGATTGCCTGACGAAAAAAATGAATTTTTATAACCCGGCGACGGGAAAGCGTTCTTTGACTTCTTGGAATCACCGTTTTAATGTTAAATTAGTTGGTAGTTTTATTCAAAACCGTTTTCTTTGTATCAAAAGGAATTAATAATGGGTGAATCTAAGGGATATATTCAAATTCATATATCAGGAAAAGAAGGGATTCATGAACTTACCCCTGCAAATTACGACATAAGACAGCTAAGAGAAATGCTTGAAAATGTCGAGGATTTGTTGTCTCTTGATGGAAAAAACAAGCAACGCCCTATTGTTTCCTATGAAATTCTTGAAGGTTCGGTTATTCATCGTTTCGTCACGACACTACAAATGGTAGCTCAATTCGGAGCTGTCTTATCTTTGGTTTCTCAGACGAATACTTTGGACGGACTGGATTTACCGACTGCGACAGCTTTTGAAAATATTCAAAAGATCGCAAAAGCAAGAAACTATTCATTCGAGTTTTCTACTTCTTTAAATCCTTCCGAAACAGAACCTCCTTTGACAATTTCTTCTTATACGAACTTTAAGAGAAGGGAGAAGCTTTGGGCAGACGGAGAATTCTATTTTTACGGTTCGGTAATCAATGCCGGCGGTAAAAAGGATGCAAATATACATTTGGACGTTAAAGGTGTAGGCTTGCTCACGATTGCGTCTCCTCGCGAGTATTTGAAGAATCAGGAAAAAAACCTTTTATACCATGAATGCGGAGTAAGAGTACGAGGCAGGCAAAATATAGAAACAGGAGAAATAGACTTCAAAAGTTTGGTTTTGCTGGAATTGGTCGATTACTCCCCGAAATTCGATGAGAATTATTTAAATTCTTTAATTGACAATGCCTATCCACGGTTAAAGGATATTGACCCTGTACAGTGGATAAATGAAGTACGAAGGGGTGGTTGATTATGCCTAAACAAGTTCTATTAGATACCAGTTTTTTGATTCGTCTCTTTAAAAAAGATGACGACCTCCATGAAAATGCAGTCGACTATTTTCGTTATTTCTTGGAAAACGATTATATCCTGAAAATTTCTACTATCGCCATAGCGGAGTATTGTGTCAAGGGAGAATTCATGGATTTACCATTTCGTAATATGCAAATACTTCCTTTCAACTACGACCATGCAATACAATCAGGGAAATTGTGTGAAATTGCATATCGCAAAAAGAAGGAAAGAGGCGCGATCATCTATCCACGTGCGATTGTTCCAAATGATGTAAAAATGTTTGCACAAGCAGACACGGAAGATGAAATTGTTTTTTTTGTATCGGCTGATACGGAGGCGTATAAAATATATTCCTTAATTCAGGAAGAACGAAAGCTCCGTTTTAATTATATCGATATAAATATCGGTTATCAGAATTTATTCGGCATTTTGTTGTTTTAATTATTTTCAAACAAAATACATTCGTTACAAGCGGTGATTCTAAAAAAGTCACCGCTTTTTTTGTCGCCAAAAATGAAGAATGGATATGAAATACTTCACGATGAAAGAACTCGCAAAGAGTTCGACGGCCGATAAACTGGGTATAGACAATACCCCTACTCCCGAAGCGTCGGTCCAGTTGTCGAACCTTGTCACCCATGTCTTAGACCCCTTGCGGGAGATGTACGGGAAGCCGATAACCGTCAATTCGGGCTACCGTTGTCCCAAACTCAATGACGCCGTGGGTGGTGCGAAAAACAGCCAGCACATGAGGGGCGAGGCGGCGGATATAACGGCAGGGAGCAAGATGGAGAACAAGAGACTGTTCGAGCTTATCTGGGATAACCTGCCCTTCGACCAGTTGATTGACGAGAGCAATTACAGTTGGGTGCACGTGTCTTATGTGTCCACATCGAAGAACAGGAAACAAATACTGAGCTTATGAGACATATCGTATTCCTATCGTTGTTTTTGATTGGCTTGGCTGCGACGAGTTGCACCAGACATGTGTATGTCCCCGTGGAGACGACAAAGAGCGACACGGTGTATATGAACCGGGTGCAGCTCGATTCCATATACATGCGGGACAGTGTTTTCATCGAGAAATCGGGAGATACGATTCGGGAGTTCCAATACAAGTACATATACAGGTTCAAGGACAGAATCGATACGCTATATATATCCAAGACTGACAGCATACAAGTACCCTACCCCGTCGAGGTAGTAAAGTACAAGACTCCTCAATGGTGCTGGTGGGCTCTCGGTGGAGTTATCTTGCTGCTTGTACCTTACATCGTGAAATGGATAACAAGATTGAAAGGACTGGGTTTCTTGATATAATTTGATTTACGACTCCTTCGAGGCTTCGGAGTATAAAGAGGAAAGCCTCAATCTCTTGCTGCTCTTCCAAAACTAACAAGAGACAACATCACGGGGAATGTTACGAGGCTTTCACAGCCTTTAAACAGGAACGTGATGTTTTTTATTGTGTCAACAATCTATAATTTAACAAATATTTAAAAAGCAAGAGATATGAAAACCAATGAAATCTTTGAACACGTTTTGCAAATCGTTTGCGAGGAATGTGAACTGTGTTACGGCGAATTGATTAATGGGGCGAATAAAAACGCAGTCGACGCACGTTGCCTGCTTATCTGTGCGTTGGTATCGCTGGGCTTCTCCGAGGAGAACACCGCCGCTTATCTTTCCATGACGAGGCAGGGGGTGAACAAATTGAAAAACAGCCTGAAACAGCGGTGTTCGGGAAGTTTTATTCTGACAACGACAAATCAACGGGTCAGCAACAGGATAGCCACCGAAATCCGAGGATAGCAACGGCAATAGCCATACGTTTGTATGCGGCCGATATTGGCCGTAACCATCAATTATATCTATATGGAAAGAACGTATGTTTTCAATCAAGAGCCCAATGGTGGCGGAAGCAAGTTCGACATCATGGCTTTATTGCCCAACCTGATGGGCGGTAAAGGGGTCGATCCCGGACTCTTGGCCCTTCTCAATCAGGGAAGGAACAATCAGGACGCTTGGGGCGGAGGCATGTGGTGGATTTGGATTATCCTGCTGTGGTTCTGCTGGGGCGGTAACGGATTCGGAGGTTTTGGCAACCGGGGCGGGCTTCCTGCCGAATTGAACGGAGATGTCGGACGTGAATACCTGATGTCGGCCATTCAAGGCAACGGTAATGCCATCAGCCAACTCGCCTCGTCCTTGAACTGCTCTACCCAACAGTTACAATCTGCCTTGTGCAACATTCAGGGCTTGATTCAGGGTGTCGGCAACCAAGTGGGCATGTCCGCACAACAGATCATCAACAGCATTCAATCGGGTAACTGTACGCTGGCTACCCAAATCGCAGATTGCTGCTGCAAGACGCAAAACGCAATCGAGAGACAGGGATATGAAACCCGTATCGCAACCTCGGAACAAACCCACTCCCTCGTGGACAGCGGCAATGAGAACACTCGTGCCATTTTGGCGAAGCTGGATTCTATCCAAACTCAGGCTTTACAGGACAAGATCACCGCTTTGACGGCAGAGAAGGCTACTTTGGCGGCTGAAATCTCCCAACGTAACCAGAATGCGACCATTCTCAATGCGGTAGGGCAACAGATTGCTCCCCTCGCTGCCGGTTTGCAGGCTCTCCAAAGCGATGTGGACGGCATCAAATGTAAATTGCCCAATACCGTTCCCGTGGTATATCCGAACATTCAGGCTGTAAACACGGACTTGTACCGGGCTGCCGCTTATGGTGCTTATGCGGGCGATGTCGCATACGGGCGCAGCGGTTACGGATGCGGTTGCAACAACTACTGGGGTTAATCCGATAAAGAAGAAAGGAGGTATATATGTGGCCTAACTTTTTTACAGGGTTTCCCTTTCCGTTCCCGACGCTGGGCAGGGTGAATTTGAACACGCTGCCTACGGTGGCGGTGACGGTCGGCACGGAGAATGTGACTTGGGAACTTCCCGACCATGCGTTCCGTAACAGGGACTATGTGGGAGGATTCTATATCAATCTCCGTCAGGCGATACCCGCCGGAACGACCGCAACGCTTCCCATTCTCATCGGGACGAACGGGGACACGAGACCTCTGCTGGCTTACAACAACGAGCCGGTCACGGTCGGGAATATCGCCGGTACGGGGATCTATGAAATCCATTACAACAAGTACACCAACGAAGTGTACCTTGTCAACGGTGGGTACAGGCCTACTACGGCGACTGCGGCGGCCAACGTCGCTGCCAAAAGCAAATAATTAACACGGGGCTGCCTTTTACCGGGCAGTCCCATTAAATCAAAAAACTATGTTTCAGAATCTTCGAGCAAACAACCAGTTATTTATTCTTCATAAGGACGAAAATCCCTTAGTGGATATAGGCTCCGTCGTCAGCGTTTCGGCTGCGAAGCCCAAATACCCCATGCCGACACCTATCGGGCAACTGCCCCAGATGGAAATGGTGGTGGACGTGGTGGTCAGCGTGAACGGGCAGAACACGACGTTCCAGAACTTGCCGGCAGGTGCGGACATCGCCGACTTCGGGCAAAACGGAAACATCGTCATATCTTGTTCCAGAGAGGCCATGAACTCGGAAGTGTCGGCTATCCGGCAGAAGAGCTTGGACGAACTGAACCGGCGGAATTACCACGAGAACGTGATTGCCGGGTGTGACAAGATATTGACAATTTTGAATCCCGAATTTGCGGAGAAGCAAAGACAGGAGCAGGAGATTGCCACCCTCAAAGGGCAGATGTCCGAAATGAGCAGGAGCATGGCCGACCTCATGGCCATGAACAAAAAACTGATGGAACAGCTCGGTGCTTCTGAAACTTCTAAAAACAAAAAGTAATATGGGAATGTGGTCAATATTAGAAGAAGGCCGTGGATATGAAGGATTCAATCAACGCGGCGGTAGCGAGCTCGAAATGGCCTACAAGGAAGGTTGCGAGCACGGCTACAAGAAAGGCTATGAAGCTGCCATGCGGGAAATGCAGGGCGGCGATATGGGCTTCCGTGGCAATAATGGCGGAAGTTACGGCGGCGGGAATTATGGCGGAGGTTCTTCCGGTGGAATGAACAACCGTTATGCTCCCGGTTATCCTCCTTCGTACTATGACGAAATGGGGGAACGCAGACGCAGACGGGCCAACGGCGAGTTCTATTAATCGGGAGGGGAGAAATCCCCTCTCTTTTCAAAAACATAAAAAAGCAGTGTTATGAACCAACGATTAGACATTTATGATATTTTCCCCTCCGGCATGACGGAGTACCTTTCCCGATACGGCTGGCACTTCTCCAAGAACATGTGCGAGTGGGCGGTTTCCAGAATGAAGTCCGAAAACAAGGCCACCGGAAAGAAAGAGGAGATAAAAGCCCTTTCCAAAGAAGATGTGGAGGTCATCTTGACACAGGCGGGCGTGAAGCTGGAAAAGGCCAAAGGGTACGACCATGTATTTGTCGCCAATATGGGTAAGGCCGACTATTTGAAATCATCGATTCCCGACGATACCCATTTGGCTCTGTTCGTAAAAGACTATATCGACGACCCTGACGGTTACGACGGGTTGCCCTTTACACGATTCTACGCCGACTGTATAGGTTCTGGTACTCCGATCATGTGGGAAGATATGTTATAAAACATGATTGTTCAGGATTTCTACATAGCGAAATACGACTGGCACGTAAGGGCATTTTACGCCGTTACCACCTACTGGACAAGGACCATACTCCGGGAGCTGGAACGGATCGGCTGTACGGGAAAAAATCTGGAAAATGCTTTCAGAAGTTTGTCGTCCGGTAACTTGAATACGGGCCTTACCTATTCCAGTTTCGAGCATCGCCGGACGGTGATGGTAATTGCCCTGACGACGAGTCCCGAACAGTTCCAAAACTCTTGGGATCATGAAAAGGGGCATTTGTGCAGGCATATATCCCGGACGTTCGGTGTTGACCCTTACGGGGAGGAAGAACAGTACCTTCGGGGATATATCGGGCAGAAGATGTTCCCCGTGGCGAAGAAGTTCCTATGTGAGTGTTGCAGAAAGAAATTAATTCGGGAAGTACATGGAGATAGCTAAAATCATACAAGCCATCTGTTCCGGCAAGTCGAGGAAGGAGGTTTATAACCTGCTTTCGCCGGAAGAGAAGGATACCTTGAATCGGTTTGCCGATAACGGTCTCTTGAACAGGAGAATGAGGCGAAAATTTCAAAGGAATATTCGGAAATGCAAATGATGAACAGGGAAATGCCGGGGTGAGAAGCTCCGGCATTCGTGTTTAATTCTATATCAATCATTTTTGCGGAAAATCTTCCACAACTATACGAAAATAGACTATATCGTATAAAATAATGAGGAAAATTTTCCACATCATTCGTTTTGTTAAATATTGATAAATCATAAAACATTTATACTTCAATATTTTGTATATACAATAAAATGGAGTATCTTTACCATGTAATCAAAAACAAACAGTAACCAATTAAAATAGAGTCATGTTACAGAAAGGTACAGAACAATACAAAGAAGCTCAGGAATTATCCAACAGACTTCAACAGATTGCTAGCTATGAAAGATGGAATAATAACAATTCGTATGAGTTGCATTTCAACCCGTTCTATCGGTTCTTGTCCCGGATAATCAACCTGAATGTTTTTGCCTCCAATGTGGCAAAGACGATTGATGAAAAATGCACCTATCCGAGTTTCAAGATTGCCAACATGTCGAGTAAGCAAGCATGGATACTTGCCTGTGCGGCGATCGAGAATAACATAAATCTTGAAGATTGTTATACCCCTGTATGGGCCAGATGATTTTAAATAAAAATTACTTATATATGGAAACAAAAAGAACAATGGTATTATCATTTCATGTTTGCCGAGGTGGCAGATTCTTTAACCCCGGTCATATTGAATTTGTCGGAGAAAAAACATTCTCAGATGTGTGTAGCATGTTGTCAGATCGCTTGTTCACGAAAAACAGGGACGAGCATGGGAGGTTCTGCAAGCCCTATATTGTAGACGAAGTGGGCACTGTCGTTAGTGAGGACGACGAGAACGGAAGAACAGGAGAGATAGACTTCGATGGTGATTATGACAGATATTATACTATCGAGATAGAGGATATAGACGACCTCAGCGACTCGGAATTGGAAGCCATAAGGGAGTATAAAGGGTATATAAGCGAAGATCTTGAACATCTTGTTAAAGTCGATGACGAAGAGGAGGACGAAGAATGAAAAGGGAATTTCCATTATTCATTGTAGACCATAACCGGGCGCACAAGTTCGGAGAAG